TAGGTAAACCTGTTACGGCAGTCTCATCGTATATATTTTCGGTACGCCTACTCGCTGGTGCTTCTTGAAAGAATGATTCTCTGTGAGGCAATACATAATCGTAAATCTCCTCCCAGACATCTGACCATGATGACCAACGGCCTTTGGCTTTGTTATAGCGATCCATAACTTTTTTAAATTCTGAATCATGCTTACTGCCGCTTGATACAGTAGGGCTTGCATCACCGCCTGTTTGATCTCTCATTTAAGCACCTGTTATTGAAGAACCCATCTTCTTCTTCTTAAAGCCACTGTATCCACCTAGCTCATCATCTTGCAGAGAAGACATGCCAATGAGATTTTTCTGACGCTTTCTGTCCTGATCTTTAGCAATAGCGTCTAGATCAGCTTGTTCTTTGGCGAGTCTTGCTTTTTCAGCTTCTCTCGCACGAATACTTTCTTGTGATTCACCCGGCGGCTTGGGTGCTTTGAATAAACTGCCCATGATTTATCTCCTCGACTTCACGCTCAAAAATGGGGGTTGCACCACGTTTCAACAATTCACAATACAGCTGGTAAGGCGTAACTAGCCAAAACAGCCGCAATCCGATCAGATGCTTAATGAAACTCACGCAATACATGCCTTTTGGAAGGTACATGCAGTTTTCTTGGGACTCATACTCAATACAGGTGCAAAATTCCTTCAATGCACAGATTAAGTCTGTTGCGTCTTCGCTTTTTAGTACATCGCAATGGAATTTTTCAGATGCAAAGTCCAATCTTACCCATACGTCGGCTTCTGGGTCGTACCTGACAGCAAAAACATGCGAAAAATCGGGTCTATGAGTGGTAAACAGTCTCCAAGGGCCAACATTATCACTGGCACAAAAGCAAATAACCCATCTCATAAGGCTCTCACGCCATTTCTGTTACGATTTCTTGTGCGCTGACGAGCAAAAGGGTTGCTAACCCTCTCTACAGTAGTGGGGCGGGCAACTTTCTGGTTGCCAAAGAAAACTCTACGTCCCTCGCCGCCCCCTAAGAAAGCGTACTGCAACGCATCATGCACATGAGAGAACCTGTTCTTGTTAGGCTTTTCCTCATACTTCTCAGTTCCCATGTAGAACTGACGCTTGAACTGATAACCGCCCTCAAAACCAGAGATTAAGTTAGTGCATGTGGGGCTTATCAATACAGCTGGGTTGCCATCAACCATTCTATTCAAGCCGCCCTCGACAGATTCAATACGAACAAAGATGTCATTGCTTGATGCTGGATACGCCATGATGCCAGCGGCTCTTAATATCATAAACGGAGTATGCTCAGAAGTTTGCGCCATCTGATTACCAGCCGGATCACCAACAAACTTCATTGTTAGCTTTTCCCAACCATGTCTGGCGATTTCACGTTTCAGACTTTCAGCAAAACGAGCAGCCCCCATGTCCTGCATCACAATTTCATGGAATACAGTCCATCTTCCAGAGTGCAGCTGCTGGCAAAACACAGCACTTGGGCTTCTGCCAAAATCAATGCCAACAATCACATCAAACTGATCTGATGGCTCAATAGGCTCTTTAGCTACATGCGTGTCTTTTCTAAATGTGGGATAAACAGGTTTGCCGTCCAGTAATGCCTGATACTCATTCAATACATAAACACGAACCCATTGTGGGCCTTTGCCCAATATAATCTTGTTATAGTAATCAGCTTGTAGGTTGTCTCTGTTCTCAGACTTCAGATTGGCTTCATAACCAGTCAGATTGCCCTGCTCATCTTTTTTCTCAAACATCGCCCCTGGTTGTTTGAAGAATGACCAATCGTCCGGCTTGACCATCAATAGCCTTTCATCAGATGTCAGATACTCAGGAACAGGAACCTCACCAGCCATGATGCCCCACCAGTGAACTTCATCAGGTGCGTTGGTATCCATAATGACACCATACCAAGTCGGGCCGCCGTCTCTCATCGATGGAAAACGACCCACACGCATAGTACAGGCATCAACAATTGACTTACTGATCTCACGAGCCTCATTGACCCACACACCAGTAAGCTCCAATGACAAAAGCTTCTTTACATCTTCCTGACGATCCAAAGCCAAAAAGATAACTTCAAGTTCAACGATAGAATTATCAGGTAATGAGAATCTTACATTATGAGTATAAGGTGGCGACCAAACAAAACGGCCAAGTTCATCGCTAAACCAATCACGCCACGTCTTAATCGTTGTTGTCTTCAACTGAGGGTTAGTATTGCGAATAACAGCCCAACGTGTTCTACGAATACCCTGCTCATTTGGCTTCTGCATCGTGGCCTTACGCATGATCTCCATGCAACAGGTCACAGACTTGCCAGAACCTACTGGCCCACGAATACCACGAACAAAAGACTCATCACGCATAAACTCCCTAGCAACAGGGCCGGGAGGTTTGTAGTCAAGATTCATACCTTGGTCTGCTTAAACTTCTTGTTCTTCTGCATCAAAAGTCTTTGAGCAGCTAAAGCGTCACCACCCATTGCAACCTTTTTTGCAGCCGTTGTCTTCTCAGGCTCAACCTTGCTTTTTTCTGGTTCGCTTGACTGAGTAGGGGCAGTGCCTCTGCGGTCATTCTTGTCAATACCAAGAACTGTATCAACAATCTCAGTGCCAACTTTTTTGGTTAGCTTCTCAGCAGGCTCAACAAGTTTCTTATCAACAAACTTAGTTACCTTCTTGCCAGTCTTCTTAACAGCTCTTGATACTTTCTTTGGTGCAGATCCCATAAAATCACCTCTCAGGAAAAAAATATTTTTGGGGGTTAGGTTTTTTAATTCTATCGTGTGTGTGGTTTACCCTTTATGGAGGACACCGCCGTATTTCAAAGCCCTAGTCACGCAGGAGCATTACGGTGATGGGACCCCTACTAAACATTGAAGTTAATCTGTACCGCAGTTGATGGTGCATGCTGTGTGTCTACCTTAAATCCTGATCGATCCAGCATGTCCTTGGCAGCTTCAAGCCTTACATACGAACTCTTATCTGTTAGCAGTGATCTCATAGTCGCCATCGCTTGTGTGGCGTCCCACCCCAATGTCTGCATTGCTATCTGCTGTCTGTATTCGATAACATGTTGTTTGTTCAACGTATTATACGCCCAAGCCTTGTTCCTACCCAGACGTTCAGCAGCTGTCGTCGGGTTGCAACCATCATGCAAGATTGCATGCACCAGATCAGCCTGTGCGTCAGTCACTTTGTCGTGTACTTGTCTTAGTGTTTTGGCTTCTTTGTCGATCTCAGCGACAGGTACAATTCCGCCTGTGTATTTATCTTGTTGTTGTTTGTTTGCAGTTTTCATGTCCGAGTGCTTTCGTTGGCGTCCTTGGCGTAGTATAGAGATACATAGCCAAACACTGTCCATTCACATTCCATAACACTCTGTAAACACGCTATTAGCACCCTCCACATCCTAACTTGCTGGGGCAAGTTATGCTGTTCCGAAGTGCGGCTTGTCCCTTGTGTCGCATATCGTTAATGCCCTTGGTCGGGCATTGCCAGACAAAGTGCCTGATAGTAGGCACAGCTGGCGAGTCATCACGCCGTGGGTTGAGAACACACACACATGATTGGCCCTACGTCGTTCCATTATCCTTGCAGGTTACACAATGGATTGTTCCAAGCGTCGAAAGTAAAGTCCGCATCAAAATCCGAATTTTATTTATTATTAAGCTGCGCATGCTCTTTATTCGCAAAATCCATTTTGACAAGGGGATTCCCAAGTGGTCATCCCTGCTAGGCCTTGACTATCGACTTCCATTGTGTGGGCGGCGGTAAGAACGTCGCAGGACAATCCTGTGTGCGTGTACCTTAACTTTACACAATGGAGCGTTACCATGCGTAAGCAACTTGAACTCTTTGATGAAAATGAAATCCTTGCACAGACTGTTATCTCGTATCACGAGCCGTTGGATGCACTAGCGACTATCGATGACGACATTGATATCGCAATGGAGTCTGGCGACGACAATCGGCTGATCGAACTGATACAGATGCGTACTGCATACAGTCAGTAGGAAGCCAAAGGTTAGGGGGTGATCGATAGGTCATCCCCATCATCACAAGGAGCGTTACAATGCAACAAGAAATTACCACAGAAGAACTAGATCGTATCTCAGCTGCACTCTTTCAGGACACACTACCTATGAAAGACAAGCATAAGGCATGGTGCAAAGAGTTAGCCAAGCGTCTGATTGCTGTAGCTGATTTGTTCGACGATGGTGAGGATGTCATCATCCTTGCCAAACTAGCTGACCAGCTACCTCGCATGTTTGAGAAGATGCGGGACAACGTTGTCAATCAGGCTTCAGATATGCAGACCGAGATTCGTGCAGCGTATCGTGCTGATGCTGGCATCGAGATCACCAAGAACCAGATAGAGGATCTTGAGGAGAAGCTTGCCAAGCTACGTCGCCAGTATTGGACACTGAACGAGACGTTCAAGGTTGCACTACACGATGTCAGACCTGTCATCATCGGCAACGCTGGTTTCTCATTCAACGGCGGCAAGTACACACAACTCAAAGATTTACCTCGTGTGCAACGTATGCAAGCCAAGGGTCGTAAGATTACACAACAGATGTATCAGAACGATCCAGAGTATTGCGTCAAGCTGATGAGAGAAACTGGTTATGTAGAGTTACCTGCTGACCAGATGTAGCTGTCCCAAATATCGTGATTCCAGGCTCGACAAGCTCGACTTGGAATCACTCACTGTCTCCTGAGCAAGAGATGGTGCAGGTTGTAAAAGTCGCTGACCTCTGGCCTGTAAAATAAACTGCTCTTTTTTTTCTTGTATTAACAAGTCGGGGAAACGTTCCTTTTCCCCGATCCCCTTTCCCATCAAGGGCGTTTCACCCCTTAATAATCCCAGAATCTGGAGTCAGTTCTGCAACACCGAGGCCGGCCACGGGTCGTTTACTTCGCCTCAGATACGGAGCGTATTATGAAAAAGATCAAATTGAGTTTTCCATCAACATCACGCTTGATTAACCCTGTTGCACAGCTGGTCAAGCAAATAAAGCCAAAGATAGTTAAGTCAAAGAAGGTTTACTCAAGAAAGGGTAAATCACGTTTCAACTCACACAAAAATTTATTCAAGGGAGGGTACGTCAATGATTTTCTACATTCTTGCAGGCATCGCATCAGCCCTCGCCATATTGTTCACACTATTCAAACTGGATATCAAAAAAGTGCTGGCGTTCGACATAGCTGTAGACGTTGGTGCCTCAATACTATTGATCGTCATGTTCGCCGGAACGTTTGCAGGCATGATGGCCGCAGTCATAGCCGGAAGTATTATATCAATCGTCCTATGGCTTATTAAGCGTATCGTTGGCTTCAAAAAGCCACAAAGACAAGGATTGAAGATGGTCTGGGTCAACGTTCCACCCAGATCATCCTCATAGAGACAGCCACCGTCAGTTGCAACAAGGTCGTCAGTGCTGTCACTGTAGGTCAGGTAACGTGATACCTACGCCCCCAACCTTCACACAAGTTTGTGAATTTCGCAATTAGGAAGCCAATGGTTTTCTAAGTGTCTGGCTGTTCGGTCAGATAAATCAAAAACGTAACGTAAGTTAGGAATCAAAACTATGAATATTCAACGTATTACAGTATCAGGTAACGTCGGTGCAGCCCCAGAGATCAAAGATGTCAACGGCATCAAGGTCGCCAACTTTTCTGTGGCAGTGAATGACAACTACACCGACAAGTCAGGCAACAAGGTAGAGAACACCAGCTGGTATCGCATCGAAGCATGGGATGGCAAGAACGGTGGCCTCGTATCTGGTGTCATTGAGAAGTACCTCGGTGCTGGTCAGATGGTCTACATCGAAGGCATCCCTGTCCAAGAGACATATGAGAAAGATGGTCAGACCCAGCGTTCATTCAAGGTCAAGCTGGCTGGGCCTCAAGCCTTGTTCAAGCTGGTCGGTAAGAAATCCGATGACTCAACTACTGGCACACCAACACCAGTTAAAGACACAAAACTAGCAGACGACATTCCGTTCTAGCAACGGAAGGGGGGAGGCTAATTCCGAACGCCTCCTCCCACTACTGTTGAGGGAGTTAGATATGTCACATGATTTTACTACTACCCCTGGCATAGCAATCCTCATCGCAGAAGGCGTAGAGGAAGCCAAAAGCCCATGTGAGTTCATAGCCGCATGGCAATACCTACATGACAGTGGATATGCCTACCGCCTCCAAGGTTGGTTTGGTCGCCGCTGCCAAGACATGATTAGAGAAGGGATTATTGAAGCATGATCTGCAAATGCGATGGATCAGGCTGGTATTACGACCGAGATCCTCTTGACCCAACAGAGGTTTGCCACGAGATGTGCGAACCCTGTTACACCGCAAAATACGGCCCACCGCCTCAGATAAATGAGACTGACACACATGATAAACAAAATCAGGCAGCTCGCCTTCCTCAATGACAAAACACGCTGGATCGGCTGGTTTGTCACTGTTCACCTTTCGCTATCACTTACAATTCTGTTGATGCTTGTTGGCATTGGCATCAACCCCACCCTGTTGGTTTCTGTGCTTGGCGCACCGCTATGGATTGGCGTTGCTTTCGCCTCCAAGTACATCACCGACAAAATCATGGAGGACTAAATGCGTACCAAAATGACTCTTTCAACCGAGTATCCGTCTTTGCGTATTGTGATCGGCTCTAATGAAGAACATGAGCATTTTCTTGCTGCATTTGTTGCGGCTGTCGCCTCAGGTGGAATCACTCTTGATAAGATAGAAACTAAATTCCCTGACAATGAGTTATTTACGAACGACAAGGATTCATCGTTTGAGCATTGCTGGGAAGAATTTGTTCCTGTCGATGTTTCTTTCTCACCAGAAACGCCTCTGAAATCAAAGAGCAAGAAACTTCTAAATCTAGAAAAAAATAACGCAATTGAATCAAGCAAAGCTGCTTGATGGTGTCAAAAGGGGATGGAGAGCGTTACCTAAATCCATCCCCTTCTAACTGGAGGATTATATGTTACAAATACCACTCAAACAACTAAAACCAGCCAAACAAAATGTACGACAGGTTAAAGCCACAAAGTCGGGCATCGATCAACTCGCCGCCTCAATTGAATCACAAGGTTTGTTACATAATCTTGTGGTTATGAAAAATGGCAATGGCTACCATGTTATTGATGGCAACCGTCGTCTTGTTGCATTGCAAAAAATCAACGGCAAAGATTCATCAGTTGAAATCTCATGTGTCGAGATCAAGGACAATGAGTCAGAGATTGGCTTACATGCAAATATGATGCGTGAAGATATGCACCCACTTGATCAGTGTGACGTAATCAATAAGCTTTGCTCTGATGGAGAAGAAGACTTTGACTCTGTTGCCAAACGATTTGGTCAGACAAACAAATGGGTTCAACAGCGTGTGGCTCTGTCTGAGTTATCGCCTCTTGCCAAACAGAAGTTTCGCAATTGTGAGTTCAATCTTGGTGTAGCTATGGCTTTGACTCTTGGCAATCACGATCGTCAGGACACATTTCTTAATGACAATGTAGATCGTCGCATCCTGCCTGACTATGCGAAGCGTTTTATGACTAACTCTAAGATACCTGTTTCAGCAGCATTGTTTGATATTACAGGACTAGAAGAAAATCTTGGCATTGAGCAAGACATGTTTGGTGATGAGGCTTACATTACAAATGTAGAGCCATTTGAATCTATGCAAAACAGTTTCATAGAAGCCAAATGCGACGAGCTAAGAAATCAAGGATATGCCGATGTAATCTATCTCAAGGATCAGTTCTATTGGGACTCTCCAGAATGCAAACATCTGTCAAGATTATATACTGACGACAATGCAAGATTAGAAGATCGTACAGCTGTTGTTCGTTATACAACACACAACTATCAACTAGATATTGATACAGATTATATTGCCAAAGATTTAGAGCGTGAGCTTGAGAAAGAAGCAATTGAAGAAGGTGAGATAACACCGCCCACACCAACAGACTACTCCAAGCCACAAAAAGCATTGCTTGATGGCTACTACCTTGAACATGTAAGAGACATGCTGTTTGAGAAATCAGATGATGAGTTCTTGGACAAAATGTCAGACGCTATGTTCCTTGCAAGACGTATTGGTGGTTACACACAATTTGGCGATCAACGTATTGGTCAGGTTCACATCGATCATGCCAATGCGTTCCCATTGAATGAGGAGCCTGAGCATCTTGAGATGACAGCTACTGCAAAGTTTATCAAGGAATGGGAAGACAAATACAAAGTCGATTATGAGGCTGCTGAGATATCATCAATCCAGTTTGTTATGGCTATGTCAAAGTCAGACAGAACCAAACTCAAATTTGCGTATCTTGTAGACTCAATTACAAAGTCACAAGCACAGGACAAAGAGTTTGTTGACATTACTGGTATTGAACCAGCTAACTGCATCAATTGGTTCAAGCCTGATGCTACATGGCTAAACAAATACAAGAT